TGTTTGGTATATTACCTGATGTAAAGACTACATTACCACCACCTGTAGTAGTGTAGCTAGTAATGTTGTAGTGCGTACTTGTTGTCTTAAGTACGCCATCTACACGAACTTTGACATCAGATTCTTGATATGAAGGAAAGGTAAACTGTTTAGAAGCTTGCCCATCCCCAGTGTATTCTACGAATGTTGTTGCCATTTATTTGTATATGTTGAGGATGTTAGCTGTTTGAGCTTGCTTAAGTTCTTGTAACTCTTTACGAGCTTCTTGCTCTGTAACTAACTGAGCAATATCATTTTCTTGACTAATTGTACTCCAAGCCACTTTACGAGCTTTATCAAACAATCTTTTAATAATTATATTGTGGTAGTAATCTCTTGCGTCATACTGTCCACGCTTACCAAATCTTATATCTTCGTACATCTTTTCCATAGATGCTATCATCTTAGGATCTTTAGCTAATTTGTCTAGCTCTCTTTCTAAGTTTTGTACACCGATAGCTTGTTGAAATCTTGATCTAACTTCTGGTACATCAGTTAAGTTTGTACCATCAGGAGCGTAGTATGTAGACATACGTAAGTCATAACCACTATCAAACAGTAGTTGTCTACCGGGGCCTTGATCTAAGCTAAGAGATACAGGACTGACAGCATTAAATGCACGAGTCATAAAGTCCCAATCTTTGAGAGGCTTACCGTTTAGTAAGTCATACTTAATTGGTAGTTCTTTCTTATAGCCTGCAAAGTTTTCCATAATTAAGTTACGGTTTCGTACAGACTGGTCTATACCTGAGCCTATTTCACGCATGTATGGTGTAAATAATTTACCCATTTCATTTCGTAATCCAGCTAGCGGTACTTGGTTGTTTGCAAGTCCAGCAATGATTCTGTCAAACTGACCGGGGCGGCCAGCAAATAAGTCAACAAATGACTGTATACCAGCTAGATATGACTTACTGGTTATAGCCTGTGCAACAACAAGAGAAATCTTTTGTAGCTCTCTTTCTGTCCACTCTTCACCCATTAGCTCGCTTGCATCACCTACGTCAGCTATTGTAGACATGATTAAGTTGAATGGTTCAAACTGATCGTAACCTACACGTACAGCACCTAACTTAATAGTTCTTGGCTCCCACTTACCGTCTAACCAAGCTTGTCTTTTCTGTCTGTCTACAGGGCCGTTACCGTTAAGATCACCACGCATCCAAGCTTGTGCAGCCATAAATGTTACAGCAGAGCCCATCGCCAATCGGCCTGTTTGAAGAGCTTTAGCGTTAGCTAATTCTTCTACTGATGTAATACCATACTTAGCAACGTTATCTAAATTACCAGCACTAGCTGCTGCAATATCATTAAACTCTTTAACTAAGAAGTTAAAACCGGGTGTATACTTACCTGTAAGTGCAAGTCCGTTGACACCAGTTCTAGCAAACAAAAAGAATGGTTTAGCTAGAGGTGCAGCAGTAAATACATCATTAAGACCTTTGGCAAAGCCTGTAAGCTCTTGTGTAAGTGTTACTTCTTTACGTGCAAAGCTTGCAGCTTCATCAGTTAAATTACCGGCAGGGTCAAAAACCTGAGCATAAAAATCATCTTCATATGCTTTCATAAGATCTTTAGTAATCTTAGGTGTCTTGTAACCACCCTCTTGTAACTCAAGAACTCTACGCATAGCTTTTTCACGCATCTTTGCACGACCTAATATAAATCCAAAAGCATCGTCAGTTGCAGCCATGAGCTTAGTAGAGTATGTTAAGAAGTTATTATTGTTCATGTTACGTGCCATGTTAGCTACACGAAAAGCTGCTTGCTCTCCGGGTGTAGCTCTGCCACTATCTTCTGCCCAACGACGTAGTATCTCCCAGTTCTCAT